GACATAATCATCACAAGTACTTCAGGCGCAGCCACACAGGAGCTCCTGAATAAAGTTGAGGCAGCAACAGAGTATTTAAAAAATAATTATGATGATTTTTTGTTTAAGTCATCTACGATCGTGAATGAAAATATCACGGTAACGATATTTATTGCCAAAGAAGCATCAACGCAGGGAGTGGCAGAGCAGGCAGAAAATGTGATTTCCAGCTATATGCAGATTGCAAGCAGGAAAGAACTGAACTGTTTATATCTGGATGATCTTAGGTATGCGCTGAAAGAAAGAATCAGTACATATAAACGTGCCGAGTTCTCAGCCCCGGATACAGATATAGAACTTGAAAAAGGAAAAGTTATCATGCCGGGAAAAATTTCCGTGACCGTCACAAATGTTGGAGGTGCGTAAGATGGAGAAATTTGCTGATTTCATGTATTACCTGCTAACGTCCCCTTTCAAGCGGATAAAAAAGTCACAGAATCAGTGGTACATTTTATTTCAGGTATTGGGATCATATATGGATCATGCAGGAGAAATCTTATATGAGGCAAGAGAGCAGACAATGCTTGCAACCTGTGATGCATCCATGCTCCAGAGCCATGCAGATGATCGCAGCATAGTGAGATATCCTGGAGAAACGGACGAGAACTACAGAAAAAGGATCGCTAATTATACTGAGGTATGCAGGCTGGGTGGAACTAATCAAGGAATGATCCTCGCAGTGAGAAAGCTTGGGTTTGATGATGCGGAAATTAAAACCGCAGTAGAGCTGAAAGGTGATACGGATAGATGGGCAGAATTTTATGTGACCGTGCATCAGGATATTGATAAGGAATATCCGATAGGTTTTGATATTTTAAAAAGCGAGGTGCGGAAGGTCAAATATGTAACTGCTAAAGATAATTATATATATCTGTTTTTGATAAAAATTATTACTCCGCCAGCAGAGCTGAAGCTTAAAAGTAAATCAGTAATTAAGATTGATAATTATAATTATTTGAGACTTGATGGTACATGGTCGTTAGATGGATCACAGACACTGGATGCATCTTATAGAAAGCTTTTAGTGAAGCAAAGAAGCCGGATACAGTTTACTACACCGACCGGAAGAGTTGGAAGCATCAATCGTGTCGTAACACATAATGATTGGTGCCTCGATGGAACTTATTTATTAGATGGAACAAAAGAAATGGATGCATACAGATTTGAGGAGGAGATTGTATGAAGCAGGTAATTACAGAGGCAAAGAGAAAAAAGATTGCAAAGGCATTACATGATACCGGAACTATTTCCAAGATAAAATATATTGCAGTTGGATCAGGTGGCGTGGATGAGAATAATGAAGTATTAAGTCCAAGCGAGACAGCTACAGCATTAAAACATGAACTGCTTAGAAAAGAATATACATCCAGTCAGAAAATCAGCGATACATGCTATGAATACACGCTTGTAATTGAAGCTAATGAACTGGTTGGCGAGTATATCAGTGAAATTGCATTGATCGACGAGGATAATGATATTATTGCAATCGCTAACTTCCTTCCGAAAGGTAAAGACCAGATGGAAGATTCATTTGCAATTCAGGATATGTATTAGAGTTTAAGTGAGACAATGCTTATGAGAAAGATCATTGAACAATTTATATTAATTTATCTGAAAACGTGTCGAGGACACGAATTTTACAGAGATAACCTATATGTGGGGATGTATCGATTCAAACCAAAGAGCGAATCTCAGATACGTCATGAAATAGAAATCGAAAATAAGTTTGCAGAATGATACAAAAATTAGGAGGATATTTATGTCAAGTTTGAATGTTAATCCGGAATTTAATACAGAGATGGAACAACTCACACCAGAGACACGAGCACATGCAGACCGTTTTAATGAGCGATATGGACAGCTGCTTGGAAATGATGCGTTTTTAAAGGGAAAGCTTGAAGATGCGAATACAAATATTGAGAGAGCAATGGCTGTTGCTCAAGGCAAATCTGCCGGATATGTATTTAATACATATTCAGAATTAATTGCGTATATTGCTGTTCCTGAGAACGCGGAGAAATTCCGCTTGGGTGATCAGTTTTTAATAAAGGCAACGGATGTACCAGACTATTGGTGGGATAATACCGTAACAACTGCACAGACAGATTCTGCCGGAAATTTGATATCTGGAAAAAATACGTCCGGTAAAATAATTGGTGCGCTAGTAGAACTCGAAGCAAGAAAAATTGATTTGTCCAAGTATGATGCAAATGATGCAGCGTTATTTAATAACATGTCCGATCAGTATAGTTCTGCCAGAACATATGATGTTGGAGATATCTGCATTCATAATAATGATTTATATAAATGCGTTACGGCAGTAGAAGCCGCAGAAACATTCAATGCATCTAAGTGGAATAAGACTTCATTGGCAGCACTGCACGCAGAGCAGGAGAAAAAAATTTCTGAGAATACCCGGAGTTTAACTAACATAAATAATTCAAAGAAAACGTATCTCAGATTAGTACTACCAAATGTTGCTGTTGACGCAAAAACTGTCTGCGATTATATAAATAAAAATTATTTGATGGGGCAAATAACTCCTATGTATTCGATTGAGTTTGATGCGGTTGTCGCTAATGCAGATTGGTTTTCAGGTGTTCTGTCTACGGATTCAAATGTAGATAGTAACGCCCGTACTGTTTGGGGTATCGTACAGCGACGATCCACATCAGCAGATAATAGCACTTTATATAAATACTTTGGAAGTGGAGCAGGAGGTGCCGGTACAGTATCCCCTTTTAAATCATATGATCAAGGCTATGCGCAAGGCGTGACGGATGCGGATAACCGTGCTAATGCAAACAGCACTAATTACAAAACTGGGTATAATAATGGGTATAATGCCGGAAAATCTGATGGAGCATTAACAGGCGTGAGTGGTTGCTGCATTGCAGGATGGCGGTCAATTGATGCTTATAGTAATAATCAATGGGTAAGCGGCTGGACTGGTGTTAATCCTAATTATTTTACAGTAAACGGTTATGGCATAGTTCCGAAACGTAACTTTACAGCAACCGTCTACTGGCAGGGATATAATAAACGTGACATTGATTTTTACTCAAATGGCGTCATGGGACATAGAGATAATGGTACTAGCATGAATGGTGTCAAAATGAATTTTTATGCTGGCACGCAATGCGGCTTTAAAACTAATGATAGTGGCGGCGGATCGTTAGGAGCTGGTTTTATTGTTCTTAATTAATCCCCATTTTATAAGAAAAAGCTGATATTAACTAAATCTCCACCATTCATTAGAACCGTATTTAATATATGTTCTTACGCCAGTAGTGTCAACTTCATAACGTACATGTACCCACCCCATATTAAAAATCATATAACCAATAAGGCTATTATCAATTAAAAATCCAACGGAGTAATCATCTCTAGTATCAGTGCTAGACGATAACACATAAAATTCATTATTGAGAAAGCACAAAATAGATATAATATTTTCTGCTTTCTCAAAAAAGATATAGCGCACTAATGAAAAATGTGATATTGTTCTTATATGGAGGTGACGGATATGCCATATAATGAAAAACAAAAAAGCTACACAATGAAGTATTTGAGCAAACTGAAAGAAATAAGATTCAGAGTAAAACAAGACGAGTATGAAAAATATGAAGAGGCTGCTAAGAAAGCAGGATATTCCAGTCTTAGGCAATTCTATATAGATGCAATCAATGAAAAGATTGAAAAAATCGATAATATAGCGCACTAATCTATTGACATATAGCGCACTATATATTATAATTGTATTATCAGATGAGGCAAGCAACAACTGAAATACAGAAAAGAGGTAAAAATGGAAGAAATGGGAATGACAAATGAACAATACAAAGGGATGTTACTTGATGAGTTGGAAGATTGGCAAGAGGTTTTAGAAATTGCAAAAGAAACAGATAATGACAAGATCATTAAAAAGGCTGAAAAGCAGATTCAAAAGATAAACGAGAAATTGAAATTTTAAAGGAATAACAGAGAGGGCGGGCTTGCCACCGCTCTCCGCTAAGAGAATTGTAGCAAATTAAATAGTAAATATCAAGACCGGCTGAAATATGCCGGTAAAAAAATACCATCAAAAGAACATATGTTCGAAAAAAGAAAAGGATAGGAAAGTCACAACCTACCAAAGCCTTGACAATCCTATCCTTACACAAGCACAAATGCTCATATGAAAACTATACTGTAAAGTTGGCATCTGCGCAAGTTTAAAAAGAAGGAGAAAATAGATCATGAATAAACTGGATGTGCAAAATGCTATATTAAATGCAATGACACCATATTTAGACGATGACCAGCTATATCAATTGAAAAATACGTTGATAGAACAATTATATGGTATGAATATTGTGGAAGAAGAAACAAGATTATCGGTAGGAAAACGCACTAAAATTTGTGTCAAAAAAAATGAGAATTTGTGTCAAAAATTTTGCGCAGCTACACTTGTGTTGGTTTTACAACAGAAGTAAAAATTGCGGACATATGTATGGATGCAGCCTTAGAGTTGCCAAGACTTGATTGCAATGATTTTCCACCAAAAAGCGAAAACTACAAACTTTATGACATATGAGAGGATTGACGCATGTTGAATAGTTATGATGAACAGTATGAATTCAGGGTTGCAAATATTAATGATATAGAGAAGATTATGGAATTTATTGATAGCCATTGGAAAAAAGGACATATTATGGCAATTAATAGAGAATTTTTTGAATATGAATTTCTTGAGGATGATGGAACGGTTAATTTTATATTGGCAATTGATAAAAATAAAAGAACTATTGAGTGTTTAAATGGATTTCTGAAAGCTTCTCATGATAAAGAATATATGGATGTATGGGGAAGTATATGGAAGGTTCTTGATGGCAATATGGGGATGCTCGGTGCAGAATTAATTAAGCGTAGACAAGAATTGACTGGATGCAGATGTGATTTGGATGTCGGAGATAATCCGAAAACAGCCATCCCTGTGTTAAAAGTACTTTTAAAACGTTACACATGCAAAATGCATCATTATTACATGCTAGCTGATTTTAACGATTTTAAGATAGCTAAAGTAAAACAAATCCCTAAAAGAAAAAAAGGTTCAAAGGAATACAATGTTATTAGGTTTCATGATATTAACGAGGTAGTGAAAAAATTTGATTGTAGAAAATACGTGCATACAACTCCATATAAAGATTACTGGTACATAAATCATAGATTTTTTACCCATCCAATATATGATTATGATGTATATGGCATTGAAAGGGATGGAAACGTAGATGCACTTATAATTTTTAGAAAACAAATATATGAAGACAGAATAGCTATTAGATTTGTGGACTATATAGGTGAGCGCACTCTTATTTCGGGAATAGGAGCATTTTTAAAAAATTTACTTAGTGAAACAGATGGGGCAGAGTATATTGATTTTTATTGCGCTGGTATTAATGAAGAAGATGTGTATGAAGCAGGATTTGTAGAAGTAAACGAGGAAGATGGGAATATAATTCCAAATTATTTTGAACCGTTTGTACAAGAGAACATTGACATATGGGTTGACTCAAGGGAATATAATTCATTGTTTACCAAAGCAGACGCAGATCAAGATCGACCAAATATAATATAA